AAAACCCAGACTTATCTTAATGAGGTTGCCACTTATGAAAAGAATCAGTCCAAATGGAATCAGGCAAAACAGTTTTGTGAATCAAACAATATGATGTTTAGGGTAGTCACAGAAAAAGAATTGGGGATTTAGATATGGGAATTTTATCGAATGTTGCGGCCAGGGCCTGGGGTGCCGTTAGTAAAATTTTAAGTCTTTTTGGTCGTTTGGCCGATGCAAAAAGAAGGAAGATAGATGCTGATGAGCAGAGAATTGTTTATCTTGCCAAAAAACAAGGAAGGGATCCAGAAGAATTTGTTGATTACAAGGCGGCTAGAAAAGAAAAAGAAAAGATAAACAAGTTAGAAGAATTATCTAAAAATATTCCTAGTGGTTATGATCCTAATTATTATTTTAAGTTGTTGATTGGTGTTTTGGCAACAGAAGGACGAACCGCTGATTCATTTCAATTGAATGAGATTTATACGTTTAAATATATCGCAAAAACTGGTGAATGGTATGACATGAATCCAGTTGTTTTAGTCACAAATGCAAGTGGTAGTTATTTTGAGGGGATTAATTTCCACTGGAGAGACGCGATTTCATACATAGAATCACCTTTTAGGAAATACAGGTTTGATAGGGTCCAGAGTAAGTTGTACCGAATAGAGCCATCAGAATTAAATTATGTTTTAAGGATTCCTACTTTTTACCCCATAAAAGTAAATAAATAGTCATAAAGATTAAATGGAAGAAAAAGAATCTAAACCCTATAGATATAATAACAAAACCTATAAATCGGTAGTTGAAGAGGGTAAAACTTTAATTCAACGGGAAGATAAACCATCTCCTAGGGCCTCAACAACTGAATTTGTGACTATTGGTTCTTATGACCAAGATGGAAAGTTTACTCCAACGGATAAGGCCACTGATGATGAGCAAAAGAATAATAAAGATTTAGTAAAGGAAAGCAAGAAATCTCTAGCAGAAGCCGGGATAACAGAGGATCAACCACCAACAGAAGTAAAAGCCGAAGAAATTAAACTTAAATCTAGAAATTTGGGGACCATAATTGTTTATCCAAATAATATGAGTTCCGGTCAAGATAGAATGGAATTCAGTGTGTGGAAATATGCCGCAAGGGACATAACAAGCAATACAGTATTGCAAATTGGACCCTCTACTCTTAATTCGGCTGCAAATACCGGGTCAGAAGCGGATATTACTAAGAATTTTACAAAAGTAGAAGGTCGCCCATACGTATATTTACCTATAACAAAAATAAGTGATTCAAATAGTGTCGATTTTCAGGATGACAAATTAAATGAGATTCAAAGAATGCTTGCCAATACTTCTTTGGGTTTGATGGGTGGGGAAACTAAAGAGGCCCTTGAGTCTAGTCTAACATCTAGTCAGGCTGATGCTTATGGAAAATTATTAACATCTAGTGCTTTTGGAAACTTAATCCGCGCATATTTAGCCGGAAATGCCGTTCAAGCCAATAATCTTTTGACTCGGGCTACTGGTGCAATTTTTAATCCAAACCTGGAGTTACTTTTTAATGGCCCTCAACTTAGACAATTCTCATTTGCATTTGATTTATTTTCTAAAAATTTCCCAGAAGCAAAAAAGGTTAAAGATATAATTTATTTCTTTAAATCCAATCAAGCTGTTCGGGATAATATTGGTGCAGTAGAAGGTGAAACAGGAACAGGAGTATTTCTAAATTCTCCTTATGTTTTTAAAATTAGATATATTAAAGGAACCGGGGATTCTAGTGCTAGTGCAGTACTCGCAGCAAATGCAAAAGAACACCAATCCATCGGCAAAATAAAAATGTGTGCTCTTCAGAATTGTACTGTCGATTATACTCCCATGGGGTCTTATATGACCTTCAACGATGAAGAGGCAACAATGGTCATGTACAGAATTACCCTACAATTTAAAGAACTTACCCCAATTTATGCCTCGGATTATCAATCAGATCACCCAATCGGATTCTAATGGCCCACTATTTCGACTACCTCCCAAACTTTGAATACATAAATCGCCTACCAAATGCAAAGATAGGTGAATATACTCAGATAAAAAACTTCTTCAGAAGAGGTAAATTGTTTGAAGAAATCTTTAATGACCTAACTTTCTTCACAAAATATAACATCGTCGGAAATGAAAGGGCTGATAATATTGCATCAAGATTTTATGGTGATCCTACGTTGGATTGGGTTATTTTCCTTTCTAATAATATCATAAACGTCCAAGAAGAATGGCCTCTTCCGCAACAAACATTCGATAAGGTAATGTTACAAAAATATGGTTTTTATGAAAATCTTTATAGTGGCGTTCATCATTATGAGACCCTGGAAATAAAGGACTCTAAAGGGCGGGTTCTTTTAGAGGCGGGAAAACGAATCAGCCCGACCTGGAGCACTAATGGTAATTATGTAGAGGATAATGGTGAATATTATTTTGCTTTTTATGATGATGGGACTGAACAGGATGTTTTAGTATCGTCTAAAGATTTTATTGTTGAGGTGACGAATTATCAATATGAGGTAAGAAAGGAAGAGAAGAAGAGGGATATTTTTATATTAAAACCTACTTATTTGAATGTATTGTTTGAAAATTTAGAGGAGATTATGACTTATAAGGAAGGTGGGTCACAGTTTATTAATAGGAAGTTGAAGAAGGGGGAGAATAGTAGAGTTTTTGATTATTGAATTCTTATGCGGTTAGAGGTGTCGATGCCTCTGGCTTTTTGGTAGAGGGAGAGCGGTCCTGGGGTAGAGACATGTCCTGTAACAGTACATTGCCATCTTTGAGCATTAACTATTTTTCCTGCTTTTTTGCCATTTTCCACCCTTTGTTCTCGGGTCATTGAAAATATTCCAGTCCCATTCTCTTTATGTTTTTGTCCTGCTCTTTTTCCTATTTCACTTCTCTGTTCTTTTGTTAAGGCATGAAATCCAACACCTTTTTCATAACATATTTTTCCCGATTTTTTACCATTTTCACTTCTTTGTTCTGGAGTTAATCCAAAAAGTCCAAGTTTATTTTCTCTTTGTGTTTTTGTCCCTTTTTTACAAGCCTCACGCCTTTTTTCTGGGGACATTGAAAATATTCCAGTCCCATTCTCTTTATGTTTTTCTCCTGATCTTTTTCCTATTTCACTTCTTTGTTCTGTTGTGAATCCAAAAATTCCAATTTGATTTTCCATTTGGACTTTCGCACCTTTTCTACCATCCTCACTCATGGCTTCTGGACTTCTTCCAAATATTCCGGTTCCATTTTCTTTCATTTTTGTCCCTGTTATTTTACCCCCCTTTTTACCTGCCTCACTTAATTCTTCAAATGACATTCCGAAAATTCCAGTTCCATTTTCTTTATGTTTTTGAGCTATTCTTCTACAAACTTCTAAAGAAGGAACTCCACCACAATTTTCATTTAGACAAAGCGGATCTGTATTATAAACTGGTCTAATTAATCTTGTTTCTACTTCAGCGGCTTCTTTATAACCATCATCACTGAAGTCAAATAATTCTAGAACTTGTTTCTGTGGAGTATAAAAATCCCACATCCATTTATGGGTTACTGGTGAACCCATGTAATACTCATCAAACCGGTCTTCTTTATGGACCCCGTAGTAATAATGACGGGTCTCTTCAAACGTAATCTTGTACGTGTAAATTCTTGGACTTTGGTTAGCCATTGTTATTCTTGTATACGGCATTATTATTTAGTCAAATAATTTTTTACAAAAGAAAAGGTGCCCCCCAAAGAGCACCAATTCTTGTCCGTAGAGTATTGCCGTACACAAGGACTTATTATTTAGACACTCAAGTGGCTAATTCTTGAAAACGAGATAACACGTCGTCTTCCTCATCATCTAGAGGGTCCTTGGATCGGCTGAAGGACTTTTCTAGGTCTTCCATAACATCAGGTTCTCGGGTCGTTGAAAACTGTTCTTCGATCTCTTCTTCCTGTTTTTGTACTGTAGGAGCTGTTGTGCCTAGGACAAAATTCAACCTCTTTGTGAGTTCTTCTTCAGACTTGAATTTATCTGGAGAAATAAGATCCTGAAGGGAATGACACTGTTTCCAGATTTTTTCTATCTCTTCATCGTCTTCTGAGATGGCGCGAGGGTTCATAAATACGCTGGAATCGTAATTTGGGTATGTCGCGCCACCACTTGATTCTTTAACAGTTGTTACCTTGATTTTAAAATCCGCTCCCTCCCACATGTTAAATGCGTCAATAATTGGGTCATCCGGAAATTCCGGTTTCATAGCACTCATAATCTTATCAAAGATTTTTTTACCATAGCGAAATAACATAACCTTATTTTCTAGCTCCGGATTGGCCGGGTTCTTTACCACAAGAATGTTACTATAAAAATTTAATTTTCTTTTACGAGCACTAGCAATTTTTTTATTTGCATCAACACCACTGTTCCATAAAACTGAATTTTCCGAACAGATCGGACAATTATCGCCCAAAGTTGTTAAACAATTTTCGATAAGCCATTTTCCATTAACCTGAAATCCGTGATTATAAATTCTTACAAATGCTGAATCTTCTCCAGATGGGGGAGGTAAAAAGCGAACAATCGCCAGCCCTAGGCCCGAGGAATCTCTCTGCACAGTAAAAATCCGACTGTCCTTCTCAGAAGAGGAGGATCCCATTTTTTCTGCTTCCTTAAGAAGTTTCTCGGTCAGAGAACCTAAGGTAGACTGCTTTTTAAGTTGTTTAAAATCCATTTTTTAATACGATAGATACGATAGATAACATTAAACCGGAAGCTTTTTTGACAGGTTTACCAACCCATTATTGTCTATTTAGTTGACTGATAATTGGTCATAAGAACCAGTCGTTCGATAAGTTCGGTTCGGTTTGGGTTTTGTGAGACACGATGGCGAACCCAGGAATCCTCATCAATCGCCAGGAGTTTTAGGGTTTCTAATGGTGTATTTGGGTTTCTTGCAACACAGGCGCGAACACCAGAACTTTTATCAGTCGCCAGTAGTTCTAGGGTTTTAGTTGGGGTGTTTGGGTTTTGTGCAACCCAGTAGCGAACACCAGAATTTTCATCAGTCGCCAGAAGTTTTAGAGTTTCTGGTGGTGTATTTGGGTTTTCTGCAACCCCGCCACGAATCTCCCAATATTCATCAGCAGCCAACTCTTCTAAAACCTCTACAGGAGTATCTTGACTCACCGCCAATTCCAGTTTTTCCTTATAATCCATCAGCCCACCCCCTGTTTATAATTAGTCATAAGAACAAGTCTTTCTATAAGTTCCGTTCTGTTCGGGTTTTGTGTAACCCTATAGCGAACATAATAATTTCATCAGTAGCCAATTGTTGTAAGATTTCTTGTGGGGTGTTTACGGTTCGTTCAGGGAGTTGATGCTTCACACCTCATTCTCACCATATCAATTAGTTCATCAATTTCATCGCCATACTTTTTGCGAAGAATTTTAATGAACTTCTTTATGAATTTTTTATCTTTTTGCAGTTGAACAGATTCTTTACGCTCAACTGCGAGTTTGGAAATATCGTCGGGCGTTAGATTGTACTTGCTTTGATAACGAAGTTCTTGTTCTCTACGGACTTCGCTAAGGAATTGTTTAACCAAAATAATTTTGGAATGGGCGCCAATATATGAACCAATTCTATACTCCGATGGGTCTACGATATCATATTTCATGATGCGCTCTTTCAAAGAAGCGTAGAGACGCAACAGTTCGTAATAAACTTTATACAGTTCGTCATCCGTCAAATCAGGAATGTCACAATAATCAATTTGACAATTCAACTCCATGCTGGTGAATTTCTTGAACTGGGAGAAATTTTTTTGAGGCGTTTGGATTTCCATGGCGATTAACGTGTTTTCTTTATGGTATGGTGTGGGTGTATTATAAGGAAGAAAAGTAAAAGCGTGAAGCGTCAGTGTGCCAGTTTAGAAAGTGTCTTTTATGAGTTGCTTAGTTTATAATCAGTCATAAAAACCAACCGCTCAATAAGTTCTGTTCTGTTTGGGTTTCTTGCAACGTAGCGGCGAACACCAGAATTTTCATCAGTCGCCAAGAGTTTTAGGGTTTCTAATGGTGTGTTTGGGTTTTCTGCAACACAGGCGCGAACATAAGAATCTTCATCAGTTGCCAGAAGTTTTAGGGATTCTTGTGGTGTGTTTGGGTTTTGTGCAACGCAGGCGCGAACATAATAATGTTCATCGCTCGCCAGGAGTTGTAGGGATTCTAATGGTGTATTTGGGTTTTGTGCAACGCAGCGGCGAACATAATAATTTTCATCAGTCGCCAGGATTTGTAGGGTTTCTAATGGTGTGTTTGGGTTTCTTGCAACCCAGGAGCGAACAAAAGAATCTTTATCAGTCGCCAGGAGTTGTAGGGTTTCTTGTGGTGTATTTGGGTTTTGTGCAACGCAGCGGCGAACATAATAATTTTCATCAGTCGCCAGGATTTGTAGGGTTTTTAATGGTGTGTTTGGGTTTTGTGCAACGTAGCAGCGAACACCAGGATATTCATCAGTCGCTAACTCTGCTAAAACCTCGACAGGAGTATCATCACTCCTCGCCAATTTTAGTTTCGTCTCATAATCCATCACATTTTACTCCTAATTACACGAACAACAGAGTCTTTATCATAAACGAAAAATGGGCTGTACTTACTAACCCTGGCCTTAATAATCTCCAAAACAGGATCAGATAACTTACTCATAAACTTCGTCAAATCATCCATAACAACAACTGATTCTAAACAGATTCTCCCGGCCAGATAATATTTTATGATTTTTGGATGACCTAATTTTGAAATAATCGCCTCATAAAGATGACAATCTTCCGTTAGAGTGTTTAAATCAGACTCAAACAAATAAGTAAAAGAATGAACCCGACCTTTCCATTTTAAGTAATTATCCTCACCAGATATTTTCATTTCTCCGACCCACATTTTAGAAGGATCAGAGGATTCTATAAAGTTTGAAACAAAATAATCCAAAACGTCTTTTCTGGCCTTTTTTCTTGAGAGTTTTTCAAAGAAGTATCTGTCCTTTCTTTTATTGAATGATTCGATGTTTGATTTAACCTTGCCAGAATACTTAAAGTAATCATAAGACGGTTGGGTGAAATGCATCTTTATGGCCAGATACATTTCATAAACTTCAAAGGGGGACATTAGATAGGGAGTTTTCCTAGGGATGTTTTCTTTAAAAAGTTAAGTTCGGTCGCGTTCCACTTGAGTTTTTCTTTTAGTGGCTTAGTGATTAATTTTGGGACTAGTTCCACATCAATATCATTAGCATCACAGTATTCAACAATTGCGGTGATGTAGTTATATTCTGGGTTTTTTATGATTAGGTTCTCGATTTCTTGTGAAAACTTTTCTGGCGAGTGGAACTTCTTTTCTAGTTCTTTTTGTAGTTCTTGTTTATAATTAAAGGTTTTCATGGTCGTCTTTGAACTTTTTAATGTATTTTTGTAGGAGTTTTAGGTATTTCATAATGTCGGTCTCTATATATGTTTCGACTTCACCACTCTCACAGGCCATTATGATTACTAACTGTTTAGCAGGAATTCCTGTAAGTTCCAACAACATCGCGGAATATGCTGATGCCTGGACAAAATAATTGCTAATCCACTCGCGGGGTTTTGGTTTAGCCGAAGTTTTGTAGTCAATTATACTCATTAATCCATTATATTCTGCAATCGTGTCGGCAGTGCCAGCGATAGAAAAATAATCAGAATAAAGAGGAATTTCAACACCAATAATGTTGTTGATTTTGTCTACTTCTGGCCTGATAATCTCAAATAAGGTTCTGGGTAGAGGTGCCGCTTTTGGTAGAGGCTCGTTTGCCAGATAATGCTCAACAAGAGAGTGCATCTGGGTTCCTCTTGTCGTTGCGGCCTTGGTGATCCTATTGGCCTCTTCCTCTCCAACTCGTTGCCTCCATAGAGCAAACTTTTCTTTAGTATAATGAGAAGTAACCGTGGTAATAGAAATGTAGTTCTTTAATTCATCAGAATCTACTTTTTTATAAAAACGTTTCCCGTCTATATGGAATCTTTCTAACTTTGGAACTTCTATCGGCTTGTGTATAAACATTTTATCTGGCTCTGATCATGGTGTAATTGTAGCATGGTCTCTTGGATTTGTCAAGTGGTCTGAGGGCTTATGAGACAATTTAAAAACTGTCTATTCAATTCTTATGCGGTTAGAGGTGTCAATGCCTCTAGCTTTTTGGTATGAGGAAAGACCGCAAGGAGTAGAAACATGTCCGGTTTTGGTGCATTGCCATCTCTGAGCGTGCTGGGCTCTTGCTCCAATTTTACTATTCTCAATCCTTTCTTCTGGAGTTATTTTAAAAAAATTAGTGCCATTATCTCTGTGTCTTTGGCTAACAATTTTTCCTCCTTTTCTACCTGCTTCAATTCTTTTTTCTAAGCTAATTCCATAAACAGCTGTGCCATTTTCCTTATTTGTTTGGGCCGCTTTTTTACCTATCGCACTTTTTTCTTCAAAAGACAGTTTATGAACCCCGGTGCCGTTTTCAAAGGTTTTTTTACCTCCCTTTCTTGAGGCTTCACTTTTTTCTTCGGGGGTCATTTTAAAAAAACCGGTTCCATTTTCTTTATGATACTGACCACCCTTTTTCCCCCCTTTTCTTGCGGCTTCACTTTTTTCTTCGGGGGTCATTTTAAAAATTCCAGTCCCATTTTCATATGTTGTTCGCCCGCCTTTCTGTCCTCCTTTTTTACTACCTAAAGCCTGAAGTTCTAGTTTAAACTCATCTACGTTTATCTGTCCCGATAAGGCTCTCCATGCAAACCGGTCTTCCTCATTACCCCATAATTGGTAGTTACAAAAATGGAACATAGCATGTTGAGTTACGGTCACTTCAACAAGATTTTCAGGCTCATTGCTTCCACCCATGTACTTCGGCACTAGATGATGCTTATGGGTGCGTTCGTTTGGTCTACACATTGATCTACTCTAATTTAGTTGGCATTTCTATTTAGTAAATCTTATTGTTAAGGAGGAGAAATAAATCTCCCCCTACCTGTTAAGCGCCAACTAAACTAGGCAGTACTATTTAGTCATTCAGCCTGAAAATAATCCAAGATTGTGTTTTGCAACAATGTACTCTTTAACCAAAGAGGACCTACAAATATCATCAATACCAAAATTAATCGTCTCAAAAGATTCCATTTGGCCAAGAATCTTCAAGAACAATGCGGCCCCGTCTTTTTCTGATTTTTTTATAAGATCCGACTGGGCAATGTCACCACTGAAATGTATCTTACTATCCAGACCGACTCGTGTGATGATACTGTCTAATTCATGATAGGATAAATTCTGGAATTCATCAACAATTATAACGGCCTCGTCAATTGTCATCCCACGAATAAAACTCGTTGGCATAAAGTAAAAACTCTTCTGGGCCTTTAGGTTCCCATAAAGCATCTCATACTTTTCGTCAGAATTAAAATCGAAAAGATTTTTAATCATGTACTTATAAGGTACTTCAAATTCCGCAATTTTTTCAGAAATTGATCCAGGGAGGAATCCAATGTCGCGTGTTGCAACAGTTGATCTTACGACAATTACCTTTTTATAAGGAGTTGATGGATCCAGGACTTCTTCTAGGGCCTTGTAAATTAACGAAAGACTCTTACCGGTTCCAGGGTATCCATGGGCCACGATATTCTTGCCCTCATCATAAAAATCAAAAAGTCTCTCTTGATTTTTCGTCAATGGCTGGAGTTCGACCAGATGATCAAGAGTTATTAGTGGTGATTGAGTTTTTTTCTTGTTTAGTGGAATGTTTGCTTGTTGCCTGGATTTACGGTGAGTGCGTGATCTTGTCATAAAGTTTCCATTCTTGCGTTCATGCCGCCTGATTTTTTGGCCTTCTTTAAAATATGATTGAAAGAGGGATGAGCCTTATTTAATTTGTCGCGCCATTCTCCAACTTCTGCAGCATTCGGCGCGGTAGAAGGATCGCTCCAATCCCGAATCCAAAGGGGATTTTCAGCCTTAAACTTTTCCCATTCATCAATAGAAAGAGTAATCTCTTTTTGTTCTTTTGTTTCTTTGTTAATAACCGGATAAGTGGGCATCAATAATCCTCCAAGGTTATACTACTGGCGTCTTCGCATTCGATGCAATCAACGCATTCATCCATTTCTGGATTGTCGGCCAGAAATTCTAAAAGTTCTTCTTCGGTCAGAAGAATCTTGAAAACATGACCAGTTTCATGGTCTTTTATACAATAGGATTTCATAAGTTTTATGGGGATAACCTTGCTTTATGTAAACGTTTTTCTTCATAGTAGTTCCAAACATTAGGCGCCCATTCTTTAACAAGTGGAGAAATTTGTTCAGTAAATGCTTGAATTTCTAATTGGGCGTCCATCTTTGCTCTAAGATCCAAAAGATGAAGAACAGAGCGTAGATTAAGAGAAACCACAAAGTTCTGACGAATTGCTTGTGCTAGATAATCCCTAATATGCTCTTCACACATCCCCCTTTCATATTTTGAAGCATATCGCTTACATCCTTCGTAAATGAAATCTAGTTCATCATTATAGTCAACAAGAGTCCATTCATACTTCTTACCATAACGATTTGTATAATACCCAGGAGGACGAACATAGAATACATCTTCTGGACTTAATTCATCCTTTGCAACCTGAACTACACGTTCACCAGTATATCGTTGAGATTGAACATCAAATGTAATACCAACACGGTGAGTTCTTGCCTGCACCATAACGCTATGCACATACCCCGCGACAGAGAAGGTGATGCCTGGATGCTCTAGTGGCCCCCAATGCCCCTTATCGTTGCTCAGGAGGCGATCTACGATCCATTCTCCACACTTAGAGGGTGTTGGGATCTCCTGCTCATGAATAGGCGTTTCTGAATAATCGCACTTTGCAGCCTGGTATATAACCTGCTCGGGGATAGGATAACATTGGAGTTTTACAACTTGCAATCTTTTATCAAGTTCTAGAAGGTCCTTTGCTTTTACTGGTCTCATAATCAATTTTCCTTACGTAGTTTTTTAAGTTTTTTAAACTCTTCTTTAATCATCTTATAAGCCTCATCAGAAGTGAGCTTATCACCCATTTCTAGACCAACAATAATCTCCACTCGGTCTGAAAAATTACCCAGACCTTTTTCAAAATCAGTCAAATCAAACATCCTCATTCCTCCATCTTACAGAAACATTTGGTAAATTAAACTCGGGCTCTTCATAATACTCTGGATCCTCATAATCATCTTTGGTTATAAGATCCCGGATATCAATAACATTTTCATTTTTAGTAGGCATAACTCCTTCATCAACCGTCTCTAATTTTAGTTGCTCAAGAAAAAGTTCAATGTTTTTTATGATCAACTTTATTCGTTCATTCTTCATCGGGCAATAAACTCCAAATTATAACTTTCTGGATTTAGTTCTTGGATTATTTTATGACACCCAACAACCGGATCAACCTCACTACATGTAAAAACATCTGCATAGGCCTCTCCCTTTTCGGGGACAGTATGGATTGAAATATGAGACTCGGCCAAGAGCAAAATAATTGTGACTCCTTGTGGTTCAAATTTATGATAAGATTTTTGTAAGATAGTGGCTTCGCAAAGAAGGGCCGAATCAATAAGTAGTTTTAAAAGAAACTCTAGATCGTCTAGGAGTTCAAACTTACACCCATACAGGTTTAAAATGTAGTGGCTACCCATCAGTCTACGGGAGGATCCGCCTCGGCCTCTTGAATAAGACCCGAAATATAAGTCTCGGTTTCATCCATAACCTGAACCTGATAAAGATTTGATTTCATAATTTTCTTTGCCTTTTTATACTTTTTGATAATGTTGTTAATTTCTTGTTTATTTATTGATAGTTTGAGTTTATTACCCTCACCAAAACCAGCGGACATTTAAGAATTCCTCCTTTTCTTTTCTTTTTTATCCTGTTCTCCCCAGAGTTTAGGGTTCACATTACCATAACCAAAACGAATGTCTTTTACGTTCCGGAATTTGTCATAATAAAGATCAAATAAACTGGCCCGTTTGCTGCATCTACAAACGTCCATCACAACCGAGCCCTGTTCATTTTCATAAAAAACAAGATAAGCATCCTTAGGAAGGCTTCTATCCTTGGCCTGGGCCATTGTGGCATTGGCAAAAAGAAGTTGGCAATTATATCTTTTGGGTAATGTTAGCATTTCCTCTTCTGACCACATCATGACCTCCCACCCCATCGGATGAAAGGATAGGCCTCTTGAATAAGATCGAATGGTAATTTATACCTATCGGTCAGTTTTTTGTCCTTTACGAGGCACATAATCTCGGCCTCTTTTGGATGAAGCCCCTCTAGCATCTGAATAAAAATAGTTTCCCTACGAATAGAACTCAGAGTATCATCACCGCCTTTAATAAAGAAATGAAACTTATTGTATTCATTTCTGAGAGTCGTTTTTAGGTTTCCTCCAACGGCATCAACCATTTTATCATCAATTTGCTTTTTAATTGCCTCAGAAAGAGAATCATTTCCAGGGGCAATATCTGGATTGCTTGAATAAGGCACGTCTCCTTGAGGGAGAACAGTAATTACAGAATCATCATAATTCCAGATAAAAAGGGTCACTAGGGCATCATTTTGATACTTTTGGAGAACCTCAATCTTCTTGGCCCTGGTTCTTTGGGAACAGGCCAGTTCTAGAATCTCATGTTGAAATGGATTAGATGGTAGTTCAACTTGTGTAGTCTTGGGCTTCTTCGCCGTCGCAGTCTGTGTCATCGAAATAGTCCTCATGTATGTCAAGTTTTGGTGTAAATCTTAATGCAATAATTTCGTCTGGTAAAATATTTCCGGAAGCATCTAGAAATTCGGGATGGATAAAAGGCTGGTCTGGTTCTTTATTGTTCATATAATGTGAAGCGATCCAACCAACAATCGCCCCGACCACAAAAAGTAATAATACTAAAACAACACTAATGAAAATCGCTATTGAGTACATCTGTTTTCTCCTTAGATTTGGTTCCGGTCAGACTTACAGAAAACTGAAATCTTCTAGAGAAAAGAGAAACAGACTTCTGCAAGTTAAAATTGAAAAAGTGTTCCTCCTGATTATTATTGCTTTTTTGGTTGTCGAGCATCCAATCGAATCCCCGATTTCTTTTACTATTTAGGCTTTCGTTTGGATTTTCTTGCATTCTTTTCTTTTATATAAACATCACAGTCAGAAATAAAACCTAAAATATAATTCATAATCTTTCTGGCCTCGGGTTTTGATAAGTGACCATAAGCCTCCCTTAATTGTTTGGCATCCTCGGACTGACCTCCTTGGAGATACAAATTTAATTCTTCGGCCAGGGTTCTTATATTTGTTGCCACATTACTCTTTTTAAAGTCCTGAGCGTCGATTCTTCGGGCATTTTTTACCTTAAGGTACGAATAAAAGTTCATAACGAACTTCTTTTCTTTAAAGGCAAAATCTATGGCCCGTTCAACATCATAGAAAGTTTCTTCCATTAAACAAGATTATTCTCCCTTAAGTATTTAACCGTATCGACGCACCCGCCGAGTTTTTGATCATTGAGAATAACTTGTGGGAAAGTTGAGCCCGGACCAAAATTATCAATAAATTGTTGACGAGTAAAGTCCTCATCAAGAGTATATACAACATGTTCAAAATTGTATGTAAACATTATGGCCTTAATTTTATCACAGTATGGACAACCGTGTTTGGAGTAAATGGTAAATTTCATTGCTGTTCTAGTCTTTGTAGTTTTTGTCTTAAGGTTGCTTCTTCTCGCTCTTTTTGGGCCGCTCGTCTATCGGCTTCTCTTTCTTCTTGTTCGGACTTTAGTTGGGCCGCCCTATCCTGCCGTTCTTGTTCTCTATCTGCGGCCTGTTGGTCTAAAATTGCTTTTCGTCTCTCTACCTCTGATCGTTGTTTATCAGAAACAGGTGTTTGTTCTAAAAACTGGCCGTATGTTTTCATTTCTTTATACTCTTTTAGAGTATTTAGAAATTTGTCGGATCCATAAACATCTCACCGGCCCCTTTGCCAGAAAGAGTCTTGACAAGCAATTCAGTAAAGCGTTCCATTTTATCATAATGGACCGAGGACACATTGTCGTTAATGGCCCTTTTCAGGGCGACAAGCTCTTCTTGCTCAGAATCGGTAAGGTGATTAATCATCCAAAGGGGCCTCCAAACATGTCGCCGCCTTGTTTTTAAGCAGGTCTTCCATCTTGTCATTGATCTTGTCCATCTTAATCATATAGTCAAGCTCGTTGATGATTTTGGAAATACAAAGAATAGTCCCAGGCTTTTCGTTTTTGGCTGCCCAGTACAGAGAATCCCGAAGAATCCCTTCGGCCTCTTTTAGTTTGTCTTCTACTTTTTCAGATAGTGCCATGATTTTTTTCTCCTGTTTTTATAATGGTTACTTGGTCTTTTTTGAGTTTGTATCTTGTGATGTGGGATTGTAAATGCTCCTTACAAGAAAAGTAACAAACCTTTTCTACTCCTCGATCATTGTATTTTAGGGTTATTGGAAATGCAATGTGGAAAGGAGGAAGTTCTAGACTAACTTGTTCAGGTTTTTGTTTCTTTGAATTCATTTTTGAAGTATTGGTTGTAGCGAACAAATCGCCAAACTGAAGGAGTAACTCCTAAAGAATAACAGCACTCACAATAACTCAAGAATTCATACCATGGGGTCGTTGGATCCAGACTACTCATCGTGATAAACAATATCCTCAGTGTGTCTAAAAAGAACCGAGGCCGAGAATTCAATAAAATGATTCATATTAGTCTGAATTTGTTCAGGTGAGTCTGAAAAATTATCAGTAATAGCCGCGATCATGTCTTCTGACGGAACCCTGGCCATAAGAAGGGCCAGGACAGCAATCAAATAACAGGCGCTCCAATGACCCGGAGAAACACTTGACATTGCCAAAATGGAATCTAATGTTCCTGGTTCACCCTCTTCAAGTTCCTCATCAGAAGTATAATACCCGATTGCCGTCATTCCACAGATCCAGATCATTTCAAAAAGAAAGAAGTTCTGGGTATCAGTATCCATCAGTAGAATTTCTTCTTTACTCGGAACCTCTTCCTTTCTAATGGATTCAAAAATTGTTTCTGGAACCCCTTCAAGTTCATAATCATCCGGAATTGACTGGCATAAATCATGTCGCCTCATAAGACACTCAAGATATTCAATGGTGAAATCGGCAGATTCCTGACCATCTTTCTTGATGTCATTAATCCTTGTTTGTAAGGATGATAAATCAAATTTTTCGTCCATTATTCAGATCTTGGTGGAGTTCTTTTGCAATTTTAGCATATCGCCTTTTCATAATAAAATTTGTGATTGGGTTTTTAGGGTGGAAGCGGATCATCCAAATATAACGTTCAAGGGTTATTTTGGCAATCCTGAGAACCAAAATAAAATAGTCGGCCACGTTTTTATCAATAAGCATCATGGCGGCCAGGATGAAAAAGATAAAAAGTAGACCAGAGTAATAAGGATTTAAAAACATTAATCTCGTCTCATATGGTCATTGTCGTTTTTGAAAAAATCAGCCAGGTCATCGATGCTACTTTGTCCAGTAATATGGCTAGAAGGATCCGGATTTCCTAGATTCATTTGATCCAGGAAGTCATCTAGACTTCCTTCTTCTACAGGTCCCTGAATGGCCCTCCTGCGGGCCTTCTGGAGCATATCATACACTGATCGGTTGGCCCTAGACCATTTTTCAATCAGGACCATATCAGGAAAAGAAACGTGTTGTTTATTTTCGATTCGATTGCAAATCTCCTCTAGCTGTAGCCTAACTTTTGTTGAAATCATTTGGTTCTCTTGGAACGTGGTTTTATTTTAACAGTATTTTTACTAGGAGTCGGTTTAGATGTGACAGTTTCTAAATTGGCACTATGTTCTTTAATGCACTTCCTACATTGAGGAATGGTATTGAAAACGTCTAGCTGTTGGCCGCGATAAACCACCATCCATTGTTTCTTTCCAAACCTAAAAACACCATAATTACCACAATCAGAAATAAACCCACCCATTATGTTTTAATCTAGTTGTTCTATTTAGAAAAAAGGGGCCATGAGGCCCCTAAATTCAATAAGTCTCAGAGAGATTATTAATTGAATGAAACAATAGCACCAAAAATGCTAATGATGTCACGGTGAAAATGACCTCACCCATTTCAAAACACACCTGGAATAATTTGCCCGGTCATGGCATAGGCCCCGAGCGCAGCTACCAGACCAATCATCGCTAATCTTCCGTTGAGAACTTCGCTGAATTGTGTAAAACCAAATTTGTCCATTTTAATGTCTCCTATAATGAATGTGAACAGTTAATAAGGGCGCCGACCTAATGGGTACGCTTTCTGCAGCGGGAGGCGTCGAGTCGTTTAAATCTGAGTTAGCACCTAACTAGATCCCTTTAATTTTAGACCATTTCTGGAAAAACAAAAAACTGATTTTCCAGGATATTTATGAAGGGCCTTACAATATAAAATCCTCGATGATAATTAATAAAGGCATTAATGTCATTGAAGACTCCGACCTTATAACCCCTCATTGCCGATTGATGGAGAACTTTCCCGTCTCCAAAATAA